CCGCGATGGGTCTACTCCTGACCCGTATTCTTTAGTAGGGGTGCAAAAGTTAGCCGCTCTAAACTCCAATACTGCTACTCGACATATCCTTGACGCGAGTCTGTATATGTACAGAACGATAGCCGAGGGTCTGACTTACCGAGTCTCTGATATTTTAGAGTATGCAGACTTTAAAGATGAGTTTGTTAATCAGATTGGAAAGTACAACGTGAGTATCCTTGAGGATATTAATGATTTGTATATCTATGACTTTGGAATCTTTATTGAGGTAGCACCTGACGAAGAGCAGAAGGCTCAGTTAGAGGCCAATATCCAAATGGCATTGTCTAAAAACGATATTAACCTTGAGGATGCTATTGATATTAGGGAGATACGAAACCTTAAGTTAGCCAATCAGTTACTTAAGATGAAGCGTATTTCTAAGCAGGAGCGCGAAGAGCAGATGCAGATGCAGCAACAAGCTATGCAGTCTCAGCAGGCTCTTAAGTCTCAGGAGATGGCCGAGCAGATGGCGATGCAAAAGAGTCAGCAAGAGTTACAAGGGAAGATGCAACTAAAGCAGGCGGAGATTGCGTTCGAGATAGAGAAGATGAATAACGAGGCCCAACTTAAGGAGCGACTTATGGCTACAGAGTTTAACTATCAGATGCAATTACGCGGTATGGAGGAACAACAGTTGCAGGCTAGGGAGACTGAACGTGAAGGAGCGAAGTCTGACCGTATCAGTCAGCAGAACACCCAACAGTCTCAACTTATAAACCAAAGGAAGAATAATTTACCTTCTTACAATTTCGAGTCTAACGAGGATAGTTTAGATGGGTTTGACCTTGCAGAGTTCAACCCAAGGTAGGTCTAAAACTCTAATATTTTTGGTGTAACTTTGAAACAAATCTTATTAAATGGAAATGAAAGTACGTCTTGTTGAATCTGAGCAGCCCAAATCGGTTGCTGAAGTCGAAACCCAATTGCTCGAAAAGCATGAGGATAGTATTAACCCTACACCTGAAGGCGAGTCGCCTGAAGTAGTAGAAGAGGTCTCTGCGGAGTCTCCGCCACCGGAGATTAAGGAGCCTCTACAAGAAGAGGAACTTTTATCTATAATTAGTAAGAGGTTAGATAGAGAGATTAATTCTTTTGACGACCTGCAAGAGGCACGAGAGACGTCCGGTGAAATGGACGAGGAGGTGTCGGCGTTCTTTAAGTATAAAAAAGAAACGGGCCGTGGGGTAGAAGACTTTGTTCGATTGAATAAAGACTATACCGCCATGGACTCTGATAACCTTATCAAGGAATATCTTACGGCAACGGAAGAAGGACTTGATGAGGAAGATATAAGTGCTATGATGGAGGATTTTAAGTTTGATGAGGAACTCGATGACGAGTCTGACATTCGTAAAGTCCGACTAGCAAAAAAGAAAACTATTGCGAAGGCGAAGAAATACTTCAACGAAGCTAAAGAAAAATACCGTGTTCCCCTTGAGTCAAGCGGGACGCCTTCTTTAGAGGAAGATGAAGGATATACTGAGTATAAGCAATATGTCGCTAGTGCGAAGACCGCTCAAGAAGAGCAATTACGTAGGAAGAATTGGTTTGTGGATAAAACAAACGAAGTATTCGGAAGTGAATTCAAAGGTTTTGAGTTCAATGTCAACGACAAATCTTACGTATTCTCTCCGGGAGATAAGACTGAATTGAAGAAGCTACAGGAAACTCCTATGAATTGGGTAAACCAATTTGTAGATGAGGAAGGCTTAATCAAGGATGCCGTGGGTTACCATAGGTCGTTAGCAATAGCAATGAACCCTGAGAAATTTGCCAAGTTCTTTTATGAGCAGGGCCAATCGGAGGCGGTTGATGGTGTTATGCGTAAGACAAAAAATATAAATATGTCTGAGCGTAGTGCACCTCAAAACGCATCTACTTCAGGGGGTATGCAAGTTCGCTCTGTAAATCCTGATTCAGGTCGCGGCTTAAAAATTAGAAGTGCAGCGCGTACTTCTTGACTCATTTTTTAAACTAATAAACTATTATGGGAGTAAAATCAACCCCCACTTATCAGTTGCAACCGAGTGCCCAACAGGTGCCCCTTGCAACTAACTATATTACCGACTTCAATTTCTTGAATCAGTATCTACCGGATACCTATGAGAAAGAGTTTGAGCGTTACGGTAATCGTACACTTGCCTCTTTCCTACGTATGGTTGGAGCCGAGATGCCTTCTAACTCTGACAAGATTGAATGGGCTGAACAAGGCCGTTTGCATATTAAGTACGTTGACTGTACTACTGCAGACAGTTCAGGTGCACCCACGGATACCGCGACCTTTACAGTCAATGACACCTTTGACCCTACCCTTGCGGGTGGAGCAGAGTTGGCTATCCGTGTAGGTCAGACTGTATTTATTCAGTCTAACGATGCTACGTCTACTCCTGATTCTATTAAGGGTATCGTAACAGCGTCAGGTACTGCTGACAGTTTGGCTAATAACCAAATCACCGTTGCTTTCTATACAGCAGCAGGTTTGGAGAACGCAGCGGCAGGAACGAAGTTTACCATCTTTGTATACGGTTCTGAATTTAAAAAAGGAACAGATGGAATGACAGGTTCTTTAGAGTCTGATGACATCTTCTTCAATAACTCACCTATTATCATCAAAGACAAGTACTCTGTATCAGGTTCTGATATGGCGCAGATTGGATGGGTAGAGGTGACTACAGAGAATGGTGCTAACGGATACCTTTGGTACCTAAAGTCTGAGCATGAGACACGTCTTCGTTTCGACGATTACTTGGAGACTGCAATGATTGAAGCCGTTCCTGCAGAAGCAGGTTCAGGAGCAATTGCGGCTACAGGAGATGTAGGAAACAAAGGTTCTCAAGGTGTATTCTACGTGGTGAACGACCGTGGTAACGTTTGGACAGGAGGTGCTCCTGTTGATTTGGCGTCATGGGATTCTGTGATTAAGCGTCTTGATAAGCAAGGTGCTATTGAAGAGAATGTTGTTTTCGTTAACCGCAACTTCGGGTTTCTGATTGATGATATGTTGGCTGCTCAAAACTCTTACGGAGCGGGTGGTACTTCATATGGTCTTTTCGATAACGATGAAGAGATGGCATTGAACCTCGGATTCACAGGATTCCGCAGAGGATATGATTTCTACAAGTCTGATTGGAAGTACCTCAACGACCCCACTATGCGTGGTGGATTGAATGAGGCTGCAGGCAGCGGGGCTATTGATGGCCTCTTAGTACCTGCAGGTTCTACTTCGGTATATGACCAAATCTTAGGAAAGAACGCGAAGCGTCCATTCTTGCATGTACGTTACCGTGCGTCTGAGACTGAAGACCGTCGCTACAAGACTTGGATTACAGGTTCTGCCGGAGGTGCTGCTACTAGCAGTCTTGATGCTATGGAAGTTCACTTCCTTTCTGAGCGTGCCGTGTGCACCTTAGGAGCGAATAACTTCTTTATCTTCGAGCAATAGGCTAACATAGGTAACGGGGTGAGAGTTCAAACTCTCACCCCATTACTTTTTTTTAATTCAAATCTAATTATTATGAAAAAGAACAAGAAGGTTCTAAAAGACAGGTCGTATCGTTTAATGAATAACGCGGCCCCCCTCTCCACTTATGTTAGTCCGGGAGGAAACCCTCGCCAACCGATGCTTTACTTCGATGAAGCTAAAGGTGAGAACAGAGAGTTGCGGTACGCAGCCAATCAAAGGTCTATCTATGTAGATGAGCAAGACGGCCATGTGGTTGTTGAGCCTATTATTTTTATAGATGGGATGCTTACAGTTCCTAAAACCAACCCCGCATTACAACAGTTTCTCCACCTTCACAAATTAAACGGTCGAAAGTTTGAGGAGATTAATCTTGAGCGTGATGCGAAACAGGAGATGGCAAGCCTAAACTCTGAGGTAGACGCCCTAATAGAGTGTCGAGCACTTAGCATTGAACATTCAGAAAACGTTGCTCGTGTCATGTATGGTATTGACCCCGCGACTTTGACTACATCTGAGTTACGTAGAGACCTGCTCATTAAGGCACGTCAAGACCCTCAGCGGTTTTTAGATATTGTTAATGACCCGCAACTTAAGTTGCAGTCTAATATCCAAAGATTCTTTGACGAGGGGTTATTGACCTATAGGCGCAATAAGACTGAGGTATGGTTTAATACCACGGCAAGTAAAAAGAAGATGCTCACCATCCCTTTTGGTGATGAGCCTTCATCTACATGTGAGGCTTACTTTATCACTGACGATGGAGTAGAGGCTCTACAGATGTTAGAGTCATACCTATAACCCCTAACTATACATTACTAAAGAGGGCCACATTTAGTGGCCTTTTTTTTGTGCGTACCTTAGCCTTTTAATTACCCCCATTAATTTTTTTACAATGGAAAAATATCTTCAGATTTTAACAGGCGAGGGACTGCATAACGTTCCCGTCGGCGATGGTCTCTTTGTAGAGCAAACAGGTGCTCTTGCATTGCGACTATATAGCGCCAACACCTTTTCCCATCATTACCTCTTAACAACAGTAGGCGGTACAGTGGCTTTAGCTGATGCCTTAGAAGCGGCTTGCATACGTGCAGCAGCTACCAATTGGCAAAACGCGGTCGTTCCCGTTTCCCTTCCTACAGGAGAAACAGTTGCGAGTATTCGTATGACTGTTTACTCATAATTTTTTGAAACTATGGAAAAGTATATTCGTTTTAAAACAGGAACCACTACCTCACAGCTAATCCCTGTAGGAGGAGGCGTCTTCGCAGAAGAGACTGCCGTAGATACAGAAGTAAAAGTATATTGTACTGATTCGTTTACCCATCATTACTCTCTTACTACTACGGCTGCAGATTTCGATATGATTACAGCTATCCAAGATGCGGCTGTTGAAGCTGCTCAGACGAGTTGGCTCAACCCCGTTGTTGATGTCGCTATCCCTTCAGGACAGACAGTAACAGCTATTGAAGTAACAGCATTCTAGCAATAGAATAGTCTACATTTTATAGAAAGGGGCCGCTGATAGTGGCCTCTTTTTTTTTAGCTATCTTTGGAAAAAGGTTTGCCATGATAAATTCTGTCCGAAATACAGTGCTTTCAGTGCTCAATAAGAATAATTATGGGTACATCTCTCCATCAGATTTTAATCTCTTTGCGAAGCAAGCGCAACTAGAAGTTTTTGAAGACTACTTCTCTGATTACAACAAAGCATTAAACAAGGAGAATGCTCGGCGTTCAGGCAGTGAGTATGCTAATGCCTCTAAGAGTATTGCTGAGTCCATTGATATCTTCTCTGTTACACGAGACCTCCCCATTCCTACACCGGGAACTAATATCTTTACTCTCCCTTCAGTAGCTGCTACGGGCGATGACTTTTACCTTCTGAATAAGGTTTTGTTCTATGATGAATCTACTACTCCTAGAACCTTCTTAGGAGAAGCTGAAGCGGTGACCCACAGTAAGATTACGATGCTCAATAACTCCATGCTATTAGCCCCAAGTAATACATACCCTGCGTACACTACCGAAAGTGGGCTACTTACCGCGTATCCTGATACTGTTAATGCAGCTACTGAGGTTTCAGTGCAGTACATACGCTATCCATTTGCCCCTAATTGGACGTACTCTGTAGTCACAGGGGGTGAACCAATGTATGACCCTACTCAGGCAGACTTCCAAGACTTTGAAGTTCCTAATGACGATGAGCCTAGATTGGTAAATTTAATTCTACAGATGTGTGGGATTTCTATTCGTGAGAGTGCTGTTTATCAGTATGCTGAAAATGAAGAGGCTCAAAATCTACAACAACAAGCGTAATGCCGTATATCACAGATTATAAATATTACGAGAATGAAGGCGCTACTCCGGATAACGCCAATTGGGGGTCATATCAATTTGTTTCCCTGTCAGATATTGTAAACAACTTCATGTTAATCTACAGCGGAAACCATTCCCTTGTAAATAACGAAGACCGCTTTAAGGTTCTATTCCACGCAAAGCGTGCTATCATGGAACTTAACTATGACGCCTTTAAGGAAGTTAAAATACTTGAGTTATCAGTAGGAGAAACCCTACGATATATTCTCCCGCAAGACTATGTTAATTGGGTGCGTATCTCTCTATACGAGAACGGATACCTATACCCTTTGACAGAGAATGTCCAAACCAATTGGGCTACCGCATACCTTCAAGATAACACAGCGCGGATTCTATTTGATATTGATGGTAACGTTGTTAAGCCTGAGTTTTCAGATATGTCTTACGACCGTATCGTTGGGAGTAAGAAGAGTATCTACCTCAATCAGAACAATCCCTACAATGGAGTCGAAGGTTATCTATGGGAAGGGAATTGGTATTTTGATTATCAGATAGGAGCACGCTATGGATTAAATACAGAGACTGCTAATGCTAACCCAACCTTCTCTATTGATAAGAAGGGGGGAGTAATTAATTTTAGCACGCTAATGAATAATAAATTGGCTGTACTTGAGTATGTATCTGATGGTATGGAGAACGGAAACGATGCTAGTGTAACAGTAAACAAACTCTTTGAGGAGTATGTCTATGCTTATATACGGTATTCTATTCTAAACTCTAAGCTAGGGGTTCAAGAATATATAGTCTCTCGTGCTAGAAAAGAAAAAGGCGCTCTCCTTAGAAACGCCAAAATCCGCTTGAGTAATATTCATCCGGGTCGATTGTTGATGAATCTACGTGGACAAGATAAGTGGATAAAGTAAGATGGCAAATACTGTAAGAAACTTCATTGCAGGTCGCATGAATAAAACCGTAGACGAGAGACTCGTTCCGGACGGTGAATACATTGATGCTTT